ATCGTGTAAGCTCCACTGCCGGTGATCTGTCCTGTTTGCGCCTTCTTCCCACGCCCCCTCTTCTTTCCGCGCCCGCGGCGCTTCCGATTCCTGTTCTGCGACTGTCCACCACCCGCTTGTATGCGGACTTGAACATTGCCTCCCTTTGCCATAAAATGATGAAATAAACCTTGCTTCTTTGCCTGTTAAATTCAGGCCCACCCTTCCTACCAAAAGAAGCGCCATAATGCCTTGCCACACTGGTGTGCGCTTACGCTGCGTGTATGGATGGCGTTTAACGTTGGCCGCTGGAAGCGGTCCCGCCATCGCTTGTTTTCCATAATCCACACTGACGCATTTCTGCAACACTACCAGATCTCCAGATTCCATCTGTTCCAACTTCGTGCGCTCGACAAGCGTGTTCAAATCATCGAGCACACTGTCGTAAGATTCGCCATACCGCGCCCTGAAGCAATTGTTCAACTCGGCCCTTGTTGCTGGTTCCACCTTGCCGACTGGGACGTACGATTCTTGCGCAGCGACGGCGTTAGGTAAATCCGGCAGCAACTTCCGCAGAATTGTGACGGCGTCGGGGTAAGCCGATAAGTCGTAGCTCAGCCCCATCACCTTTGAAGACAACAATTCCGCCGGGTTGCCGCTGTTCGCTGTGTACGCCAGCTTCATGATCGAACGGCCAAACTTCGGGGCCAGTGTCCAATCCGTGGCCGTTGGCACGAAAACGCAGCTACAGAAGTCAAGATGCGCCTGTGGTTCACTGCGACTGCCCACGGCGGCCAACTCGTACTCGATGCCCCATTCCGTGCACCGAGCGCTGAATTGCTCAAATGTGGTACATCCGTCGACAGCCGCCAGTACCAATGCGACACCCAGCGTTGTGTTCCAATACAAAGTGTCAGGGTCGCCGCTGGCCACATCCCCCTCCAACTCGAATCGCACTCCCAACCCCTTGTACGAGCCCCTGCGTTTGATCAGCCGGTCCAGCATTGAGACTATCTGTTGTGGCATTCCGAGCGCGAGCAAATGCCTGGCCTTCAGACGTAGCAAAGTGGCGGAGACGTGCGCGTCCCACCGCTTCGCGTCGATGGCGTAACATCTGTCGCCCCACACAATGAACACGTCGTCGCCGCAATCGATGACTCCATTGTCTTTGCTGTTCTGTATTTGCCGTATGATGCGAGCCGTCTCGCTCTTGGTTCGCCCGTAAGCCATGCAGACCCTCCACCCGTCGATCAAACTGTCGGGTCCTCCATCAAACACTTCGCTGGCCCGGCGCCCATACGCAGTGAAATACGGGCCTGCTGTGCATTGCACTGGATCCTCGCTAGCCTGTATTGTGCGCGGGTCTGCGCACGCGATGACGTATGCCTTTCCATCATGATAAACCACCTTGTCCAGCTGACACAGGTTCACCTCATGCTTTAGAAAACAGCTGCGTTTGTCCCAATGGTTCTTCGCGCCAAGCAACCGATCGTCAAAACAAGCGAACCCTACGACTGCTAAATACGACAAAGCTTTCAAATATCTGTTTCGTTTGCGGACTGGGAATTTCCTCGCCCAATCCTCGGCGTTGTCG